CTTTAAAGGAAAGGCACAAATCTTGAATACACCTATGGGTAAGATTGCATCTTCTCTTCTTGATGAGGGTGTAATGCTTGGAGTTTCTTCTCGTGGTATTGGATCTTTAAGAGAAGATCGTGGTGGAGTCAAAGTTGTTGGTGAAGATTTTATGCTTGCTACTGCTGCGGACATCGTTGCTGATCCTTCTGCTCCCGACGCATTTGTCTCAGGAATTATGGAAGGAAAAGAATGGGTTTGGGAAGGAGGAATTCTTCGTGAACAACTTGCAGAAAAGACTCAAAAGAGAATAAACACTCTTGTTGATCAAAGAACACTTGAAGAACATAAATTAAACTTATTTAATGAATTCTTATCAAATCTATAATTTATAAATAAATATAGATTAATACAAAAAATCTATAAGTCAAATGTCCGTTGGTAGCAATTTACAAGAAATGGAAAACGTAGTAACCAAAGGCGCTGCTGCAGCTGAACCAATGCAAAAACTGTCCCATTCAACTCCTGGACAGCCTTCTGTAGAGGATCTCGGTGGCCCTACTCCCGAAAACTATAGAGCAGATGATAATTCTGCTAAGTTAAAAGAACCTTCAATCGCAACTGTGAAGGACATTGTTAACAGAGGTGCTAAACCTGCTGAACCAATGCCCAAAGGTATGAAAGAAGAAGACGAAGTTGAAGGAGAGGTTGTTGCAGAAGAGGAAGTTTCTGAGGAAGAAACAACTGAAGTTGTAGCAGAAGAAGAAATGATCGAAGTAGAATACAACGTCGAAGAAGATGTTGAAGCACTTCTTTCTGGTGAAGAACTTTCTGAGGAATTCCAAGAGAGAGCACGTACCATTTTTGAAACTGCCATCAAGGCAAAGGTTGCTGATATTCAAGAAGAATTAAAAGCACAATATGAGGAAATTCTTGAAGAGGAAGTTTCGACCATTAAGTCGGAATTGACAGAGAGAGTTGACGCATATCTTGAGTATGTTGCTGAAGAGTGGATGACTGAAAATCAACTCGCAGTAGAGCATGGCATCAAGACTGAAATGACTGAATCATTCCTTACTGGAATGAGAAGTCTTTTTGAAGAACATTATGTAACTATCCCTGAAGAGAAATATGATGTAGCTACCGCAATGGTAGAAAAATTAGATGAGATGGAAGATAAACTCAACGAGCAAATTAAAAATAATATTGCTCTCAAACAAAGATTAGCTGAGTCGGTTGCTGATGTAATCTTCTCCGAAGTCTGTGAAGGTCTTGCACTTTCCCAGAAGGACAAACTCGCTTCTCTTGCCGAAAATGTTGAGTTTGATAGTGAAGATACATATCGTGAGAAACTAGTAACTCTGCGCAAGTCTTACTTCCCAGAGAATGCTGGTGCTCAAAGAGACGAGTCAGAGAACATTTCCGAAAGTTCTGATGCAGAAGCTTCTGCTTCACATTCCACTTTAATGGAAGGATATCTCCAAACTCTGACTAGAGTTTCCAAAAAGTGATTTTTTAAATTATAAAGAAGTCAAACTAAAATTTTTAACAAGGTAAATTCAAATGCAAGGTTTCAATGCTGAACACCTTCAGGAGAAGTGGGCACCTATCCTCAATCATGAGGGTCTCGGTGGCATCCAAGATGCACATCGTAGAATGGTTACCGCAGTTCTTCTGGAGAACCAAGAAAGAGCACTTCGTGAAGAAAGAGAATTTCTATCCGAAGCTCCTACCCAATCAATTGGTAACGCAGTAGGTAATGCAGGTTATGTTGGTTCTGCTTCTGATGGTGGAACTCAGGCAGGTTTCGACCCTGTTCTGATCTCTCTGATCCGTCGTGCAATGCCTAACCTGGTCGCATATGACCTGGCTGGTGTTCAACCAATGAATGGTCCTACTGGACTCATCTTCGCAATGCGTTCCAGATATAGCACTCAGAATGGTACTGAGGCACTGTTCGATGAAGCAGATACTGGATTCTCTAACAGTGGAATCGGTACTGGTGGACTTTACACTCCTAATTCTGAAGGAGTTAATGTTGGTTTAGGAACCACTGGTTCACCAAACAGCTCCAATCCATCACTTCTTAGCCCAACTGCTCAGACCAATGCTGGTTACACAGTTGGTCAGGGTATGGACGTTACCCAGTCTGAAGAACTCGGTGCTGGCCAGTCATTCAACGAGATGGCATTCTCGATCGAGAAAGTCACCGTTACTGCAAAGTCAAGGGCACTGAAAGCTGAGTACTCCTTAGAACTCGCACAGGACCTCAAGGCAATTCACGGTCTGAATGCCGAAGCAGAATTGGCAAACATTCTCTCAACTGAGATTCTTGCTGAAATCAACCGTGAAGTCATCAGAACAATCTATAAAGTTGCAGAACCCGGTGCTCAAGCAAACGTTGCAACTCAAGGTACTTTCGACCTCGACGTTGACTCCAACGGTCGTTGGTCTGTTGAGAAGTTCAAGGGTCTGATTTTCCAAATCGAGCGTGATGCTAACGCAATCGCACAAAGAACTCGTAGAGGAAAGGGCAACATGATCCTCTGCTCTGCAGACGTTGCTTCCGCACTGACCATGGCTGGTGTACTCGATTACACCCCAGCACTCAACGCAAACCTGAACGTTGATGACACCGGTAATACCTTTGCAGGTGTACTTGCAGGTAAGTATCGTGTATACATCGATCCTTATTCCGCAAACGTTTCTGATACTCAGTATTACGTTGCTGGTTATAAGGGTACTTCACCTTATGACGCAGGTCTGTTCTATTGCCCATATGTTCCTCTCCAGATGGTTCGTGCCGTCGGTGAGAACACCTTCCAACCAAAAATCGGGTTTAAGACTCGTTATGGTATGGCTGCAAACCCATTTGCAGGTGCTCCTGGTGGAGCAACCACTGGTGGTCTTCGTACCAACGACAACCGCTACTACAGAAGAGTCAAGGTTCAAAACCTCATGTGATATCAGCCTTCGGGCACTCACTTCTCAGAGGGTTCTTCGGAACCCTCTTTTTTTATCTAAATAAAAATAAAAATGTCTTGTAATTTTCCAAATCAGATAGAGAATAGAAATTTTCTATCTCCAATTGGGTTTAAATTTACATTAGCAAAATATCCTAAGGTTTCCTTTTTCTCAAATTCTACTAGAATTCCTGAGATCAACATGGGAACTGCGATACAACCAACCTATCTCAAAGACTTGGACGTTCCTGGAGATAAGTTAAGTTATGGTGATTTTTCATTAAGATTTTTAGTCGATGAAAATATGGAAAATTATATGGCAGTTCATAATTGGTTGACTGGTTTGGGATATCCAGAAACGACACAACAATTTAAAGATTTAACGACAAATGATGATGGAATAAGAGATTTAAAAGAACAATTTAGTGACGGTAGTTTACATATTCTCAATAGCAATTTCAGAACACAAGCAATTGTGAAATTTAGAGATTTATTTCCCACTAGTTTAACTTCTTTAGAGTTTGAAGCAAGTGATACTGATATAAACTACTTTACAGCAGAGGTCGGTTTCAAGTATACTGTGTATAATATTTTAGCATCTGATAATAGAACTCCCTTATGAACCTTGATCAAATTCAGGAAATGTGGGAAAGAGATTCCCAAATCGATCCTGATAATCTACATGATGAGTCACTCAAAATTCCCCAACTTCACTCAAAATATTATACTCTCTATAATACCATTACATTATTGAGAGAGAAAGCACGAGAGTCTTATAATAGAGTTAGACTGGAAAGATATAACTATTATACAGGAAAGGCACCAGCAGAGGTCTATGTAGAAGAACCATTTCCGTATAAGGTAAGAGATAAAGAGGCATTACAGAGGTATCTAGATGCCGATGAACGGTTAAATAAAGTAGATCTTAAGATTCGTTATTATGATGTTGAACTTAAGTTTCTGGAAGATATTATCAAGACTATTTCTAATAGGACTTTTCAAATCAAAAATGCTATTGAATTTATGAAATTTACTGCTGGATATAACTAATGGATGATAAAGAATCACCTTTTGTTTTAGATTTTAGTATAGAAGATATACATCTTTTATATTATTGTGTATGCAAAAGAATTGAGACTTGGGAAGGTCATCCATCCAGACACCCGTATGAACAAGAGCATCTCAATTATTTAAAAACAGAATTATACAAAGCAGTATTAGATTTCAAGTTTAATGGTGGGGACTAAATATTCATAGGTGAATCCTATGGATTATGTCTCATTTGATTATTTCTAAAAAGAACGAAGTATATCTTCAGGTAAAGGCAGAACCACATGTCTACTACGAGTTAGCAGACCAATTTACCTTCGAAGTGCCCGGTGCAAAATTTATGCCTCAGTATCGTAGTAGACACTGGGACGGAAAAATTCGTTTATTTAATACTCAAAATGGAGAAGTCTATGTTGGGTTATTGGATAAACTTACACAGTTTTGTGATGATCACGGATATACTTATGAGTTTGTAAATAATAAGTTTTATGGTCTTCCATTTGAGACAAATGATTTTATCTCAAAGGAAGGTGTAAAAGATTATATGAATGCTATTTGCAAGTATTCTCCGAGGGATTA